TCTGGAAGATAAGAAAGAAGTTCTTGCTCCATTCTGTATCCCCAACGCTTACGTTTGTTGTCTTGTGAAATATCTAGAAATATATCACCAGAATCAAAGTATTTTATTCTAGTAAATATACCATTCGCTCTATTCTCGGGCGAACTATGATTCCATGTGCAATTTTGTTTTATTGCATACCCATCTTCCTCTCTAACCAAAAGAAGAGAACCGCCATAAGTGCTTCCTAGTCTTACAATACTTACCTCGTAATCATGGAATTCTTTTACTGCTTTGTATCCAGAAAAATCTGATCTAATAAACTCATGATGCTGTGACATATTTATCTCCTATTCTATGTTAATTACTTCGCCAAACGGGCAATCAAGACCCGATCCTTTACCGCCATAGTTTACCCAAATTACTGGGTAGTCTGGCTCGTAGTGAGGAAAAGATCCATACATATCAGTAAGATAGATAAGAACTGCAGGATCTTCATCGTTCTCTACGACCCAATCAAATGCAGGCTCAAACGCTGTGCCTCCTCTGCCCATTACTTCAAGAGCATCTGGAATATCAGACGTGCCGAACCTGTGTACATTATGCACGTCAGTATCAACATCCAAAATAATAAGTTCATCTACTTCACAATCCTTTGCTACAGATACAATCTCAGACCATGCCTGAGTAAGTATCTCTGTGTCCATTGATCCGCTAGTGTCTACTGCAAATACAATCTTTCTGATGCCATCAATCTTTTGTAGTGATGGTAGATAAATATTATCTGCAACAAACTTACGAAGCGGTCGCTTCCATGTATGCTCATCACGCATAGGCTCAGTAGCCAGATGGTATAACTGATCTCGCCAGTCTACCTTTGGATTCCTGATCTCGTTGATAAGTTCTTTGAAGTGGCCCGGCACATCTCCACGCTGTTGACATGAGTTAGCAGCAGCAATGATCTTAGTTTTCCATTGATTCTCCATCTCATCTTTACCAGGCTGAGAATCTGCACCGTCCATAAAGAATCCAGTTGAAGGCATATCAGATAATACTTTGATCTTGCTGTTGCCATTGTTTATCAAGTCATTGTACACCTTGTCTGTACTCCATGACTCATCATACTTCTTGTCATACAATACATCAGGTGGTGGCCTCATGCCTTGCTTGATTAGTTGGTAGTTAATTACATAATCTCCAGCAATATTCCAAAGCGTTGGATCACGATCACCTCTGCGTGTTAGGTGAAAGAAAGCCGGATGCATTACTTCATGCATCAATACAAACTGTAAGTCATCTTGTCCAAGTGTCGATAGAAACTCCTCATTGTAGTAAATAAATTTACCATCAGTTGCGAATGTTTGAATGTCATCCCTGCGTTTGATCTCCATGCCCAGTAGCAAGTGACCAAAGAAAGGATAGTCCATCAACGATCTTGATCTTGCGATCTGTAACTTACGATCCGTATCCATAGATTTTCTCCATTACATCTAGTGAGGGTGTATTTTTGCCGTCTAACATATCCTTAACATAACGAGCGTCGGCAATCGTTTCATCCTGTCGCTCTCTGTTACCTGTAAGAGAGCTTTCTGTAAGTAGCAAGTGCTCCACCATATAGTTACGAACATCCTCAAGCACTTGATCATTAGTAAAGTTTAACTCTCTAATCATTCTGATAGTCTGATTTAATCCATCAATCCTAGACTTAAAGATTCGTGGATTATCTTTGCTGAGAATGTCAATTAACTCATCCATTTCTGTATGGATTTTATCGTACAAACATTGCATAGATGATTGCAAACTATCGTCCATACTTTGCTTGACTTCTTTCTTGATACTCTCTGCTTCAAGTTCGCTAACATTTGTAAGGAACTCTAGCCCATGAATATCAGGAATAGGTCGCATGAATTTGCCCATCTTAAACTTGCTAACAAATTGATTTACATCAGGATAGTCTGAGTATTTGAACATTCCTCCGCTATCGTTTAGCCGTTGCTTGGCTTCTTCCATAGCCTCATCATACTTGCTGTTGACAAGAGCATCTTTCTCTATCTCCCATTCCTTTTCAGCATCACGAATAATCTTAGTCATCTCCATGATCTTAGAGTTCGGCAAGATGAAAGTGTTGTCAGACTCATGCAGATATGGCAAGGTGTTTTGTCTGACAGCATTATCTACCCTACGCTTGATATCTACAAAAGGTTTAAAATACTTTTGTGCAATGGCAATCTTATTAAAGTTACCAGAAGATGCTCTGCCTCCGCTGACATTGTAATCATCAGCAACCTTGTTTGATATAGCCTTGTCTACCTTGCGTCCAGATGGAATAGAAAAGTCTACCTTGATTAGTACAGCCTTAGAATTTAATGACATGATGTTATCCTAGTACGATATCGACGTTATCCATAGCCCACTTGCCAAAGACATCAGTCTCCTGAATCTCAGGCTTAATCTTACGGGCCTCCATGATGCTCGTTACTGCATACTCACTTGGCAATCGCTCAAGATACTCCATGATACTAGCCATATTATCTACGGTCATCCAATGTGACAATGCAACAGCGATTGCATACATTGCGCTAGGGTTCTCTGGAACCTTAGCCTTTTTAGGTTCTTTGATGCACTGCTCTGGATCAGGAACCTGATCGGCAACCTGCTCGTGAGACATAAACTCAGCAGCAGTACCCTCACCAACAAGAGATGCGTAAAGTTGAAACTTGATTGAATCATTTGGGGTTGTCCCTCTAACCTGAGCAAGTTTCTCCCATGAACGTGGCGAAGGCCAAGCCCATGACCCACCTTTCTCTGGTCGATTGTGAATAAGATTAGAATGGCTCTTGAGGAATGATGTCACCATTGGATCAATACCTTTCTTGATGAAGTGTGTAATCAATTCTGGTGCATCCATTACAACCATGTAGTGCATGAACCTGTCTTGAATTGCATACGACAACCCGCGATTGACACCACCATGCTCACGCTTGTTCATCATTGCTACAATGTGCCAATCTTTTGGCAAAGAATAGGAGCCGATTCTTTTCTCAAGTATTAACTGTTGAGCGGAAACAATGGTTGCTGGAGAACCGTCGCCAAACTCATCCAGAACAAACAAACCAGTCTCTCCATCCCTGTCAACATGGGGCAGAAAAGATGGTTGAGCAAACTCGGTACGGCCCTGATCGTTTACTCGTGGAACACCGCTAAAGTCTACTGGGTCGAGTTGTGACAAGCGAGCGTCCTTGACTGCACCAAATTGTTCCATACCAAACTTGGTAACAGCCTCAGTCTTTCCAATGCCAGACTCACCAGTAAACAAGCAAGAGATTCCCAAGTCTGTAGCAACCTTCAGAACTTGGGGTATTTGATTAGGCGTAATAGTAACTTCGGACATTACATTCTCCTGTTAATTGTAGAAAGGTTTTAGTGGGTAAGATACCATAACAAGATGGGATATAAACTTACTCCTATCCATGTTGATGGCGTAGTGAGGCGTCCTATCATCAGACCCCATCCTCCATACCTTTACATCCCTGCCTTCATGCCTCTCAGTAAATAGTATTGGAGTTCTGGCAACCTGTTCAAACTCTGCCTCGTCAACATCATATACATCATCCTCAGACGCACTCATTTTTTATATCCTCCCATGATTTGTTTGCGTCCTCGTGTCGCTGATATAACTCTTCAAGTTCATCAGAAGTTACGAGTCTCTCCCTACGCCTGATCTTTGCTTCTTTTTTAGCATCAATATTATCCTGACGCTTTACCATCTTAGAAAAAATCTCTAGACGTTCTTTCTCGGAGAGATTCTTACCGTTTAGATACTCACCTGCAAAGTTAAATACCATCTCTTTCTCCATCTTACCCTATGTGGCTAGGGCGTTGCCTTCTCACGGATACCGTGAAATCTAGTCTTAGCAATGAACTTCTCGTTGCCTTCTATATCTATGTTCACCCAATACTTAAAATTAGGGGGGCATAGCATATCATTTCTGTATTCCCTGAGCAGATTATCCCACTGCTCATTGTTAGCATCCATAATGAATAGGTTATACAAATAGAACTCACGCTCTCTTGCATCCTCATTTCTTATTAAAACTATCCATGCATCCTCAAGTTCAGACCAATTAGACATACAACTAGACGTTGGTAGTTTTTCCAAATTATCGTAAGCGTTTTTTCTAAGCCTGCCCTTAGACTTTTCGCTACCTAAAAGCCTTAAACAAGCACCTTTTAGATTGCGAGAAATCCAAATTATCGCCTCATAATTTAGCAGAAACTCGTAGCCTATCTTGTGCTTTGTCTGGCTTACTATCACGCCATGATCTGCCATAGCCCCGTATCCCATGCGTAAACTATCCTCGTCATCATGCAGAAAACCATAGTCCCTTATCATAAGGTTTAGTTTATTAACAAGTTCTCGAGGATACTTATTGTTTTCATACGGCACAATCTTAGGCCACAAATCTCTGTGTCTCATATCGGCTCCGCAAACCAGTCAGGTTTTACTGATGGTGATTTCCACGTTGCAATAGACCACTTGGCACCGCAGTAATAATTTCTATACGCTTGCACCGGATCGTCATGCTTGTACTCATCAGGCATACATTGGGGCGGTGGGGTAAGCCCGATATCTGGTATGTTATCAGGCACTTTACGCAATGCCTCAAGCAATTCGCCTGACTTATGAGGTGGGCGAGTGGGATATCTCCTCAGTTTCTCGTTAAGCAAAGCCTCAAAGTGGGAAATAAGCCACTCATAGTTAGCCTTTGATGACCTAACCCACACTGTACAAGGATGATTTACATATGCAATCTTGTAGAACTTATGCTTGTCAGCGTACTCATCGCCGTCTAACACCCTGTGAGCGGTGCAAGCCTGTTGACACGACTCCAAAGGCATCTTGACAATGTGCTTGTCACACAGCATTTTTGCTGCACACCACGGACATTTGTGAACATAAAAATTGTTCATAAGCCTTACTCATTGATCTTGTGAATCAAATACAGCACCCAAACACCGAACAAAATGGGGGAAATTTTCCAAATAAATTCAATCACTTATCCTCCTCAACTAAAGGGTAAAGGTCGGGGTTACGCATAACTTCGTTCAACAATTTCCCAGTCACCATCACCTCCCCATCTGGAAACACAAAATCACTAGACATCGCAAGCATACCACCAACGCCGTCAATTCTTCCAATGTCCATATAATCCAGATACCAAAGGTAAAAATAATCTACATACTTTTTCTTAATCATCTGATCTCCGAGCAAATGGTTAAAAGAAATGAGCAGTTATTTACAGTCATGCTCAGGACTGCCGAGAGCACCGCCATTCAAGGCGATAGGGTAACATTAGGTCGTCGCATATGGACGCAAAATCCCATGACACGGGGCCAATGCATTGCCTCACAATGCTTAGACGCATAGGGGCCGTGTACTTACATGGCTAGACCGCGCCACCCTCGCTCTTGCACAAGAGTTAAGTAGCCGTGTCACATATAACGACCTAGAAAGTCGCACGACATTACAAACTAGACCGGGCAGACTTGATTTTTTTATATCCTCGGACACTCATGCACTGCCATGAACACAAGGCCGAGGTATGCGGGGGAAACTAGCCCGCAAAATCGGACAACCTCCCAAAAATACGCTGTCAGAGGCCGTCAGAGGCTCGTGACGGGCCGATACAGAGTGACCCGCTACACCCCTACAGGGTAGGGTATTCCCAGGCTCAGACCGCCTCTCCCCAAGCCTACCCACGCTTCACGAATGTGTACGGAGTAGGGCGTGATACTTTGGGGCGCGAGATACGGCCACGAGTAGGCGCGTAAGGCGAACTACGTTGCGCGTATTTTGTCATTCTACGATTGACAACGTGCTTGACCTTCGGAGTCTTGGATTCCAGACGCATTGGTGCGTAATCCAATTCTGGAAGATCAGATGAAAAACGTGCGGAATTCGCACCTGTAGAGTTATAGATTACAGTTTTCATTGTTTTCCTTTTGGGGGTGGGCTTGAAGGATTGCCCTAGAACATAGGACAATCCCGCAGGTTAGGCCGCTTTTTGCGCTCCTTTCATTGACATTTTCTTGATTCGGTTCATTTCATCCTGAAGGCCTTTGTATGCCTTCTGAACGTCACTGTCCTGAATCTGAGACACTGCATCATCCTCGTTTTTCTGCAACTTTGCAGTCACGGAATTGAGGACTTTTGCAATAAGCCACTCAGGAACCTCAGAATCTGCCTTCTCGACGTTAAACCATGCGTTTGACTCTGTATTTGCCAAATGGTTTGCATCGAACGGGTCGGTGCGGAAAGTAGAAACAACCTTCCACTTGAACACACTTTTACCGTTATCCCACGCGACATTGGCTTGTTCGCAGATCCACTTAATCATGGGTTTCCGCCAGTTAGCGGGTGAAACCATGACCGCGTGTCTCAGCAGATCAAGATTCCCATCAGCGTGAGCGTGATAAAAAGCCCCCACCATGATAATCTGATGATCTACCTGAACTTGCTTGCCTTTTTTGCCGTTCGCGGTTAAGGCAGATTTGACTTTAGAAGCGGTTTTTTCGATCTTGATTTCGTTAGACATGATAAGTCTCCGATAGATGGATTGCGGAATTACAATCCTTCAAGACCACACCGCGGTGATGGCATTGCTACCTTTTTCATTGGGTACCGCTTCCGGCCTAAGCCTCGCGCCTCCAACCCGCCAAACCTGTTACAAACTGGCCCCGACGCTGTTCACGCCGTGTTATGGGTCTATTGGGCTACACCCGCCCTATGCCTTTACGCACTCGCTCCACACTTGATACATAGACGCGTCCGCAACTACGCGCCACGATTATTTAATTCCGGAAAGCCCGACGGGGTTCTGTAAAAGTCGCGCTAAGTCAGCCAACCGTACCAACGCAGTTATTACCATTCGGGAACATGAAACTACCATGCTGTGCGAACCTATCCAGAAACGTATCGCATAATCCGCTTTGGGTATCGAAACCGTTTATTCGGGGTGCAGATTAAACCCGATAGTCCCGCGACACTTTATAGAACCGTGCCGTGAGTCTCTGGCGCCCGTGACAGCGACTCCATAAACGTAATTATACGCCTATGGCGCACGATTGCAACCCGCGCACACTTACAAATGCACACTACAAACAAAGGGTAAAGGGGGGGGTAGTATATTCGAGGCGAAAGTTTTGGAAGGTACTCCCAGGCCCAGGTGGGAACGATCCAGACTTGGGAATCCTGGTCCGCGCCCGCATACAATATAAAAAAAAACGACATTAACACACGCTTAAGGTCTGCTCTAAACTTGGTCTGGTATATACGTATACTGTAATTTGGTACTGATTGTTTGAATATTGTTGGTGTTATATGGAGTATATGGGAATTTGGCTTAGCGGCAAAATTTTTTCCCAAATTTTTTGGGGGGTATATTTTTCCAAAAGTTATCCACAGACTTATCCACAGGTTATTAACAGGTAAATTAGCCTGTAAATATAGGATTTTTATAGGAAATTTAAAAGTTATCCACAGAAAGTAGGGTCCCTTATAATAATAATATATATAATATATAATATATATAGTAGAAATTACCTATACCTATACCATTACCTAATCTATACCTGTACCTATTCCTTTCCTACCCTATACCTAGTTGTGTAATTACTACATCTACCTCTAATTCTATTCCTCTTCTTTATCAATATCTATATCTTTATCTGTTTCTGTATCTGTTTCTTCCTCTACTTCCTCTCCAGTTGCAGTTTCTGTTAAGGATTTTTTCTCTAAAATGCAATAAATTTTTGCTAACAGATTGATTTTTAAAAAAAGTGGGACACTCAGACCCCCCAATATGGTATAATGGTAGTAAAGATTAGGGGCTTTGCCGGCCATCTCTCCCCTCGTTAGAGGGTCCCTTCTCCCTTCTTGCTGGCAAGGCCCCACCTTAAACCTAAATTAGGAGATTATAATGGCATACGGAAATGTAGGTGGATCAGCAGGTGGCGGCAGAGAGCGAAGCAAAGGAACTAGTAAAGGAGGTATGAGGAGCGGCCCTCCGGGCGGTATGCGTTCAAAAGGACGCTCTAAGGCTGACATACAAAGCGGAGGAAAGTCCTCTGGGCTAGCGGGCGGTGATAGACGCGGCCCTTCAGGCACTGTTATCAGTTTTACTCGTTGGAACAAAATGTCTGACTACGCCAAGCGTAATGAGTTCGGCACTACTTCCTATGCCAAGTACAAGGAAAACGCAATGGGTAAAACTGGTCGTCGCAAAGGAATGAAAGACAAATAATGGCTGTTAAACGTAGAGATGGTCAAGTAGTCCACTCCAGTGTATGGACTACAGCCAATAAAAAGAAAGTAATCGACATGTTTGCTGCAGGCGCAACAGTCGTTGAGGTATGTCGATTTCTTGGCATCCACAAATCTACGTTTTACCGTTGGCTCAAGGATGAGCGAAAAGGAGATTTTCAGCGCACCATTGAGCTTGGCATTCAGGCATCAGAAGCTTATTGGATTCAGGTTGGAAGAGATAACCTAGAGAATAAGTCATTTAACACATCGTTATATGCCTTTATGATGGTTAATAAATTTAACTATCGTTCTACTTACTCTAAACAAGAAGTGGAAAAAACAGAGAATAAAACTACAACTGTTGAAGTTAAAAAAGCGGTTGATGTTGACTCAATCATTGAAAAATTAACAGCTAGCACGGAGGAGAAGCCTGAGCTTCTAAACTAATATGCCCGGATACGGAATGAAAAAAATGCCCGCTAA